GGATTATACTGTACAAGATAATCGTATTAAAAAACTATATGAGTTAGGTAAACAATTAAATTGGAATGTAGAAGAAGATGTAGATTGGAAACCAGAGTTTACAGGAATAAACGATGAAGAGTTTGAATGGGAAGATGGACAATGGGCAAACCATAAAGTATATAAAACATTTGATAAAGAAACACGTATAGAATTTTTTAAAGATTTAAATAGTTGGGCAACAAGCCAGTTCTTACATGGAGAACAAGGTGCGTTATTAGTTGCTTCACAATTAGCATCATGTGCACCAACTTACAATGCTAAACTATATGCTGCTTCACAAACATTTGACGAAGCAAGACACGTAGAAGCCTTTAATAAATACTTACAACAGAGATTAAAAAGATCTTGGCCAATTGGTCGAGCACTAAAAGGTTTATTAGATAAGATACTAACTGACCCAAGATGGGATTTAAAATTTATTGGAATGCAAGTTGTGATAGAAGGATTAGCGTTAGCGGCGTTTAATGCTGCAAAAGAATCTACAAACGATCCAGTATTTAAAAGAATGTTAGAACTAATTATTCGTGATGAAGCACGTCATGTGACATTTGGAATAAACTATTTAACAGATTTTGTAACTACTTTAACTGAAGAAGAGAAACTAGATAGAGCACAATTTGCTTTAGAAGCTTGCACAGTAAGTAGAAATAGATTAAGGTCATACGATGTTTGGGAAAAATATGGTATGGACTTTGAATATACTGATGCATATCAGAAAGAAAATATATTCCAAACACAATTTCAAGATGTATTATTTAGTAGAATAATGCCAAATTTAAAAAAGATAGGATTACTACACGAAGAACTAATACCAGAATACGAAAAGTTAGGTGTTATGGGTTATGCAGATGGTGATAGTGATTACGAAACTAGTTGGGAAGAATTGAGTAAACCATTATGAAAAAGTTTAAAAGTTTTTTAAAAGAAGATTCTAGGTTAGATGACCGATTAAAAAGTCGGTTAGCTAATTTAGTTTTTGCACCACAAAAAGAGTTAAAGAAACCACCATACGAAAAAATAAAAATATTTCGTGATGGTTGGGAACGTATTGCATTACCTACTCCACCAAGAGAAGATAGAGAACTAGATGCAGTAATAGAAGCTGTGGAAAATGCTACTGACCAACAAATAGAAGATTATAAACTATGTGACCAAAATGCTTCTTATTTTATAGAGAAACATTTAGAGGATAACAACTTAGAACACGATAAACAAAATATAGAATATATTGAAAAGCAATGTGTACCAGTTGTTAGACATTACAAAAATCATTTTAATAGACCAAGACCGTACCAGGTTGCTGCAGTATATAATAAAAAATTAGATAGATATGTATCTGATACTGCAAAGACTCCAGCATATCCTTCTGGACACGCTATGCAACCGATGGTTGTTGCTTTACATTACGCAAAGAAATATCCTCAACATAAAGCTGAACTAATACGTGGCGCTAAAAGATGTGGATATGGTCGTGTTATAGCTGGTATGCACTATCCATCTGATTACGATGCAGGAATAGAATTAGCTAAACAAATAATGGACTACATGGAACATGATAAGTTTTAAAAGATATATCAGAGAATGGGTTTACATGGACCCAGGTAGTAAGCGAATTATGGTTGTCCAAAATAAAGAGGGTAAACCTGCAGAATATAAATCTGAAGAAGAAGCTGAAAAGAAAGCAAAAGAAATAAAAGGTGCAGTTATAAAACATGATGGTAAAATCTATGTTCAGGTAAAACAAGACCCAACTATTCGAAAAGCTACAGGTATGGATAACTTGCAGAAAGAAGCAGATGAAAGAACACCTCGTAAAAAAGGACAACATAAAGGTAGTTCTAGTCATTCAGATTTGTATACAGATGAGGATCCTCGTGGTACAATACATGGATTAGGATTTAAAGATGCAGCAACAGCAAAGAAAGGAATAGGTATTATTAATAAATCTGATAGGAAACATGCACATAAAGTACAAGCAACATTAGTTATGCAACAAAGAGCAAAAGAAGCTATTAAAAGAACAAAAGATCCGGAAAAGAAAGCAAACTTAAAACAAGCTTATGATATATGGACAGCGCATTTAGAAAAACTAAAAGCAAAAACTAAAGAGATGAACAAATGAAAAGTTTTAAAAATTATGAAGTACTAACCGAAGCCAAGAATACTCACATGACACATATTGAGGACTTGGTATTAGACGGTGGAGTTAAGGGGGCACGCCAGGCTATTCTAGCGCTAAGATCTTTGAGGGATATGCTTTCAGGTCATGCTAAATCACCAGTAGATGTGACCGTTAAATGGGACGGTGCCCCCGCTGTCTTTGCAGGTGAAGACCCAAGCGATGGACAATTCTTTGTAGCAAAGAAAGGTATATTTGCACAAAATCCAAAAGTATATAAGAACCATGACGATATAGATGATGACACAACTGGTGACTTAAATAAAAAACTAAAATTAGCATTTGATAATTTAAAAGATCTTGGGGTCAAAGGTGTTATCCAAGGTGACTTTATGTTTGATGGAAGTGATTTAAAAACTGAAACAATCAATGGACAAAAAATGAAAACCTTTCACCCAAACACAATTGTGTATGCAGTTCCAGTTGGAAGTAAATTAGAAAAAACTATTTCCAAAGCAAAGATTGGTATCGTCTGGCATACTAGTTATTCTGGAGGAACATTCGAAACTATGCAAGCAGAGTTTGGAGGAGATATAGTTGGTAAATTAAAAAAGAGTTCCAATGTATGGATGGTGAATGCAGAACTAGAAGAACTATCAGGTAAAGCAACATTTACTTCAGCTGATAATTTAAAAGTCACTAGTCTATTATCAGCAGCTGGTAAAATGTTCCAGAAAATATCTTCTGGTGTATTAAAAGAGATAGAACAGAATAAAGAATTAAATCTTGTTATAAATGTTTACAATAATACAATGGTTAGAAAAGGTGTAAGGATTACAAATACAAGAAAACATGCAAGTGGATTAATTAAATTTGTTGAAGATAGATATGCTAAACAAATAGATAAGCGTACTTCGCGAAAAGGAAAAGATATACAAATCAAAAAAAGAGATGAATTATTAGCATTTTTTAGTAAAAAAAATCTAAAAAACTTACAAAATGTCTTCGATTTACAGAATTTAATCGTCGATAGTAAATTAATTATTATAAATAAACTTAACAAACTAAATAATATTGGTACGTTTGTTAAAACAACGTCCGGATTTAAAGTGACCAACCCAGAAGGTTTTGTTGCTGTAGATCGCATGGAAGGTGGAGCGGTTAAGCTTGTTGATAGATTAGAATTTTCTGCCAACAACTTTTCCAAAGATATTATAAAAGGTTGGGATAATCCCAACTAAATGGGAACCGAGGATAAATGAAATCATTTAAAGACTATTTAGTCGAAGAAACAAAATTAGTAACTTTTGCATTTGGTAGATTCAATCCGCCGTCGATTGGTCACGAAAAGGTATTCGATGCAGTTAAAAAGTTATCACGTGGCGGTGTCTACAGAATCTACGCATCTAAGACAAATGACAAAAAGAAAAATCCCCTAGTATTCAAAGATAAAATTAAGTTCATGAGGAAAATGTTTCCGAAGCATGCACGTAATATTATGGCTGATGCAGATGTAAGAACAGTATTTGATATTGCTGTTAAGTTATATGACCAAGGATTTACAAAAGTACAAATGGTTGTTGGAAGCGACCGTGTTAGGGAATTTGATACATTACTAAACAAATATAACGGTGTAAAAGGTAGACATGGATTTTACGAGTTTGAAGGAACAATAAACGTTTTATCTGCAGGGGAAAGAGACCCAGATGATGAAAATGCTGCAGGTATGTCAGCTTCTAAATTAAGACAATACGCATTAGATGGTGATAGAAAACAATTTGCATTTGGTATTGGTACAGACGTTGCTTCTCTTGCAAACGATTTATATAACGCAGTTCGTAAAGGTATGGGATTAAGAGCAGAGTCAAGCCAACCACATACACAATTAGAAAAAGTTTCAGACATTAGAGAAGATTACGTACAAGAAAAGATATTTAGAATTGGAACTAAGATTCGATTAAAAGAAACTGGGCAATCAGGTAAAGTTATTATTCGTGGTTCTAATTATGTTATAGCAGAATTCAATGGTAAAAAGAAAAGATGCTGGTTGGATTCAATTGTAGAATATGCAGGTGAATGGGGAACAGATGAGTTAACAAAAAACTATGCTGACAATACTCCAGGTCAAAAAAATATGTCTTCTTACAAAAAACTAAAAATGAAAAGAGAACATGATGGTTTAAAAGAAGATGCAAAAGAAGACTTTATAAAATTAGCTGCTAAAGGTTTCCGCTCAATGGCAAAAGAATTTAGGTCAGATAGATTTACTGCTTCTCTTGCAAATAAAGCTGCTGACCTTGCAACGAAAGGGATGGATGCATTTAAAAAATGGTTTGATAGTTTAGCTTCTGATGATAAATTATTATTAGCAGCAGAGATTGGATATTATACTAAACAAAAAGATAGTACAATCGAAAAGATGTTAGGATATAAATTCTACGAAGCTAAACATAAAGAAAAGAAAAGAGATACGCATGGTGATAAGTTAAGAAAAGACTTTGAAGCTAATCCTGGGGACAAGGATGATTCAACCGATGCTAAAAGAAGAGCACAATTTAACAAACAAGCTGAGATGGATGATGACGATCCAAGAGCATATAAAGATGCACCTGGTGATAAAAAAGCTAGAAAGAAAGGATTAAAACCATCTAAGTTTACAACGAGGTATAAACAAATGTATGGTGAAAGTATGACATTCGAGGACTTTGTCGCAGAAAATAAAGGACAAGTTCAAGCTGCATTGAAAAAGAAATCAAAGGCGACTGGGGTTTCTATGAGTATATTAAATAAAGTTTTTGACCGAGGATACGCTGCATGGAAAGTTGGACACAAACCTGGTACAACTCCAAATCAGTGGGGACTTGCTCGTGTGAATTCTTTCTTAACTGGTGGACCAGTTTGGCACAAATTTGATAGTGACCAAGCTAAGTTAGCAAGAAAAGGCGGATTTAGTCCGAAAGGATAATGTCTGATTTTAAGTTAACTCCAGCAAGAGAGAAAGAATTAGAAAAGATTGCAAAAGATTTACCAGATAAATCGTTTAAAGATAAATATGGTAAAGATTGGAAATCAGTTAAAATAGCTACTGCTATGAATATTTTAAAAAAGAAATTAGGTTTTAAAGAGGAAAATAAAATGAAATTTAAAGAACTAAGAGAAAAACTTGGTAAGATGTCTGGCTCTAAGTTAACTGGCCAAGAGATTTCTGTATACTACAGAAAGAATCCAAAGGCTAGGAAAGCTGCTAGAGATCCTAAAGTCAAAAAGGCGATTGAGTTTGCTTTAGACCACGGTGGTGCTATGACTTACGCAATCAAAGAAATTGAAAAGATGAAACGTGGATTAGCAAGTCATCCAGAAGTTGCTAAAGCATTAGAGTTTGCAAACTTTGGTGAAGAGATAGTAAGAGAAGCTTTATCTAAGCTTTCACTAAAAGAAGGAACTTGGCACATACCAGATACAATTGAAGAATTAAGAATGGTTATTGCACTACTTGCTAGACCAAGATTTGCTAAGAACGCAAATGATGTTAAAAAACTAATATCGGTATTACCGATTGGTGATGATTCTTTATACGATATATTAGATTCTTATATGTATGAACCAGGTGGAACACAAGAAGTAGATAGACCTTTAAAGAAAGCAACTGGTACATTTAAAAATGGAGTAATTAATATGTCACACATTATAGGTGATACATTAGTTCAAGAAAGATGGATAACTGGTAAAAGAAAAGGAAAAGCTTTTGATGTGACTGGTCACTTCTTTGGTTATATTTTTGGAGATGATAACGCAGAAAACTTTAAAGACTTACCTTACGATTTAAAACCAGAAAAAGATTTTCAACAAGCAGAATTTTCACGTGAATCGAAAGAAAATATCGAAAGAATGAAAAAAGAAAATATCTTAAAAAGAAAATCTGGTAATGAGAAACGTAAAAAATTGGTGAGGTTGCCAATATGAAAATGAAAGACATTGTTCGTAAGCACAAACGCGAACTTCAAAAAGCACAAAGGTCTGGTAATTTAGAATTATCCCGTAAAGCTGAAGAAGACCTTATGCAATGGGCTATGGACAATGGCGAAGTGAATACTGACGACGAAGATGACTTTATCGATTGGTTAGATAATAACTTAGATGATATTCTAAAAGGGAAGATAAGAGAAATGAATGAAGCAAGACTTAGCCGAAAAGAACAAATCATAGCAGATGCTGAAAGAAAACTAAACTTTAAAATTAAAGAACTTCAGTATCTAAAAATGAAAAAAGAAATGGAAGCAGAAGGCCTTTGGGCTAACATTCACGCTAAAAGAAAGCGTGGTGAACGTATGCGTAAGAAAGGTGAAAAAGGTGCACCAACACAAGATGCGATGGATAAAGCAAAAGCTGGTTCACAACCTGGAAATACTAGTACAAGTGAAGCTCTTAAACCAACACAAAAACCTATGTTGAAAAGAGTAAAAGCTAGATTTCCTAGATTAAAACCTGGAACACAAGAAGAGATTGTTATGCTGGTTAAACCAAAAGGACAAATTAATTCTAAACGTTTTGTTGAATTAGGTCAAGCTTATGATAAGATGGATATGAAAAAGTTAGACCAATTGATAGCTAAATATTCTAAAGAGGACAAATAATGAAAGACTTTAAAAACTTAAGAGAAAGAGAGGTAATTGCAACCGCGAAATTAAAAGGCGATATTAAATATAAACCACTTGGAAAATTTGGTGATAGAAACGTAATTGAACTGATGATTGTAAATGGTCAAAGAAGAGCCGTTGCAATAAGAGATTTCAGAAGAACTGCTATTATATTAAATATAGAAGAGTTTGAAGAAATGCAAAAAGTTATGAAGAGAATTAAATTACCATAATGTTTACATACAATATCAAAATAACAAAAGTCGTAGATGGTGATACAGCCAAAGGCGATATTGATTTAGGTTTTGGTATTGTTTATGCAAATCAAACTATTCGTTTCTGGGGAATAGATACTCCTGAATCTCGTACAAGAGACTTAGAAGAAAAATATTATGGTAAGTTAGCTTCACAATATGTAAAAGACAGACTAATTGTTGGAGAGACATACCAGATGAGAACAGAAATAGATAAAGGTAAATTTGGTCGTATACTTGGTGAATTCTTTATTGATGGAGTTTCATTAAACGAACAAATGGTAAAAGAGAACATGGCAGTTAAATACTTTGGACAATCAAAAGAAGATATTGAAACTGAACATTTACAAAACAGAAAAATTTTAAACGAAAGAGGATTTAAATATGAGAAGGTATAAACCAACCAATAGTAAAATATCAGTAGATGAAAAAGGAAGAGTTTCTTTTACTGAAGAAATTTCAAGTGCAAAATATAAAGGTTATCCAACCAAATATGCTGCATTGCATGGACAACTAGGATTAAAAACTTTAGCGCAAGCAAAAGCAATTGACCACCTAATTGTAGCTCATGGTAAAAAACCAGACGCATTAGTTCGTCTTCAAAAAGGTATGGGTGCTAAAATGTTTCAGGATATAGTCGACCTTTTAAATCTAGATACAAAACCTAAAGATTTAAAAGACACCGAAAAGAAATTAAAAGCAGGTTTCCACCATGAAGATGTACAAACAGAAGAAACAGAAATCTCAGAAACAAAAAACACAGAACTAACAGAACTAAAAAATGACCAAGTATTGTATTATGGCGATTACTTTGCATTGAGTCAATCTCCAAATGGTATATTTCTCGGTATTAGTATAGATAGAGCTAAAGGAAAAGGTGGTGCTGAAACATCATCAGGTAATTCAATACCTCCAAAATTAGGATATAAAGGTATGGCTGATACACTTTACATGGATAAAAAATACTTTATGAAGTTTTTAAAAGAAATAAAAGGGCTTAGAATGTAATGAAGTCTTTTAAGGAACAACAAAATCTAACTGAAAAAGATATAACCGCTATATCTAGTTGGAAGAAGAAGTTAAAAAAAGTAAAAGGTTTGACTAAACAACAAATGCAATTACTAATGACTTTACCAACTCCAGTGCTTACACAGATAATTAATCAAGTTGGAATGGTTGTTGCTGATACTGAAAAAGATAAACCAGAAATAAAAGAAGCACCATACGTTGCAGGTAATTTAGATATAGTCGCAAGTATTATTGATAAGATACACACTGACTTAAAAAAATTGTACGTAAAAGGACAAGGTGAAAGAGCTTGGCCAACGGTCGTAGCATTAGCAAAAATGGCGGGATATAAAGTATCTAAAGAAAAACAAGCCAAAGGTAAATTATATAGATACGATATAAAAAAATAATGTATAGATTTGCAGAAAAAGAATTTGGGGTTTATGAAGGATATACTTATCCATTAGAAACTCCTTTGTTGGAAGGAGAACCAGAACTAAACAAACCAAAACGTAGTGGTCCAGATGACCCTAAAAAGTTTGTTGTTTATGTTAAGGATCCTACAACTGGAAATGTTAAGAAAATAAACTTTGGTAATGAAAAGGACTTTGTTGGCGGTAATGCTAAAATTAATAATAGAGAAAGAGCAAAAGCATTCTCTGATAGACATAATTGTCCAGCAAAGAAAGATAAACTATCTGCAGGTTATTGGGCTTGTAGATTACCACAATACGCAAAGGAGCTAGGATTAAAAGGTGGCGGAGACTATTTTTGGTAAGCCTTACATAGAGAAAGGCGATATAAGAGAATTTGACATCACAAAAGATGATGACGAATATGTTTGGCACCGCGATGCAGAAGATCGCGAGTGTGAAATATTAGAAGGCGATGGTTGGTGTTTTCAATACGAAAACTGTTTACCATGGGCTTTAAAACCGGGGATGATATTTCATATAATGGGCAGTGAATATCATCGATTAATAAAAGGCAAAAACAATCTTAAAGTGAGGTTAATCAAATATGAGCAAATTAACAGCTGAAGAACAAAGACAAGCATTAGCTGCTAGACTTGACCGTATTGATGAGAAAATCGATAAGATGGCGGATGCCGTTATTGCTCTTGCTCGAGCAGAAGAAAAAATTATAACACTTACATCTTTCAGTAAACAACAATCTGAACAGATTCAAAATGTTATAAATAAAGTAGAAGCTTTAGAAAAGAAAGTCGAATCTAATGCTTCAACAGTAAATATAATAAACAAAATGTTCTGGATAGTCATGGCAGCTGCCGCAACAGCTATAACTGGAATGTTGATAATGCAATAAAGAGGTATACTATTATGCAAAACATGTTTAACGACGAAATTACCCAAAGCATTGCTAAGACTGTCAGTGATGTTTTAGAAGGTAAGAAACCTGATGTAAGCGATTATGTCAAACAAAATAAAGATGGTCAATTTGAAGTTGTAGATGCAAAAGGAACTGTTTTAAAAGCTTTTGGAAGAAAAGATGAAGCAGAAGGATTCGCATACAAAAACTTATCTAAACTACAAGAAGTGGAAGAACCAAGAGCCAAAGGCGAAAAGGAATTTAAAAAACTTCACCAAGTGAAAAAATCTGGCGAAAAAGAGGATGGTACAGTAGTAAAAGAAAACTCTAAAGTTTTAAAAACTAAACTATCTGAAGAAGAAGTCGAAGAAGATAAAGAAAATGGATATGTAAATATTCCAATGGAAGAATTATCTGATAAGCAAAAAGAATACCAAGCTTTCTTTAAAAAAGCGTTAAAGAAATTTGATGCAGATTCTCCAGCTGATATGGACGATGAAAAGAAAAAGGAATTTTTTAATTACATAGACAAAAACTATAAGGCTAAAAAAGAAACAGACTAATGAATGAGCTGGATAAGCTGATTGATAGTATTAATACTTTCAAAGAGATTGAAGATATGATTCAGTCTAAAAGATATACGGAAAGATTAATGAAAAAACTGGGAGAAAACGTACAATGAATTATTTTGGAGAAGTTAGAAACAATTTAAGAAACCTTTCTGAAGGTAAAGTTTCTATGGCTAAACTAAAAGCAGGATTAAAAGTAAACGTTATCCATAAAGGTCGTTCAGCTAAAAACTTTGGGGTAGATGGTGAAAACGTATATGGTTCACCAGTAAAAGTTCTTGGTATTGGGGTTAAACCTTTTAAGCAATTACAATCAAAAAGTCATGTATTAGCTAGAGATTTAAAAGATTTAAAAAACAAATACAAAGAAGTGTTTAATAGTGAAGAAATTAAATTTGGACACTTCTTTAGTTCTTTAGATAGATTAAATGCAGCGGTTGATATGATGATTGACCAAGATAGAAAACTTCGAGGACCAGGCGGATTAGTTTGGCTTTGGCAAGTTCTAGAAGGAGAGAATAAAGGACACGTAGGATTTTGTTATCTTACACGTGAACCAGGATGGGAAGTTGACTTCCTAAATAAATCAACAGAGTTTGTATTAGAGACATAAGAAAGCTATCATAGATAGTTATATGATGAAAATATTTGAAGAGCTAAATGCTAAGAACTTTAAATTGTTCGCAGCAAAACATTATAATAACCCTGAATGCACAGATGCGTCAGAGTTTGAGGAAGATCTTGCAAGATTTAAATATCTAAAAAGATTACTTAGACGATATGAAGAAGCAGAGGATTTACAAGAAAGATTAATCCTAAATCACTTAATCGTCATTTATAATGTATTTGGTATACCTGCTGCTAACAAAATGATTTGGTATAAGATTGATGAATCACACTGGCATTATATCAAACCGTTCTTAGTCTTTTTAAATTATTTGCCAGAGAAGGAAAAGTTAGAGGTTCCATTAGACCCTTTAATTGTAGAAAGACTTAGAAAGATATGAGTATATTATCGAGAGCAGCAGATTTAGGATATGCCTTTAGGTTTCTAAAGTTGTTAACTACGCCTTGGAATAAATTAAAAGCTTATGAATTAGGTATAGTCGATGAGAAAGGAAAGAATCTAAAGAAAGCAAAAGATCTTAAAACGAAAGAAGAAAAATCGGCATATACTATTTTTCATAGATTGGTATTTAATATTAAAAGATTGTTAAATAAAATACCAGGTGGAAAAAGTACATTAGCTTCTTATGCAGCAGCTTTATATCTGATAAAAGAACATACAGGTATGAGTGAAGAAAAGATAGAAGAGATAATAACTAAAGTATTAGATGATAATTTAGAAACTGATTTAACAGAAAGCCAATGGTTTATAAAAGGTGATACATTAAATCCTGGCATATATTGTTTAACAAAAGATGTAGTTTCTATGAATACTGGTGAAGAGATAGCTAAAAAGAATTCAAAGATTAGGGTAGAAGAACATACTGAACCATATTCTAGTTTCTTAGGAAATAATATTTATAAGGTTCAGCACGTTTTAACAAAACAAGAATTATATATAAGTAACGAGGATATAAAAAGATGAGACGCTCATTTAAAGAATACTTAAAACATTGGGAAGACGCAGCAGCAAATTCTGTTAGCGCTGGTGGTATTGCAATGCCAGCTGATATGATGCCCAAAGATAAGCATAAGAAACATAAAGATAGAGTTAAGAAATCTATGTACGATGGAAGAACTCGTGAAGGTAAAAAGTTTGTGGAAAGAATGCTAGCACGTAGAGAAGCTAGATTAAAAGCAAAAAATGAAAAATTTAAAAGCGATGCACAAAGAAAAGCAGCATTCGCAAGTGGATATAAAGGTAAAGATAAAAAGAAAAAATAAATTATGAGTAAAATATTGATTGGCGTTATAGTCGTTATGGGTATAGGATCCTACTTTCTCTGGAGTCAAGTCCAACACCTAACAGAATTAAATAAAGCATTTGAAGTTAGAAATGCAGAACAGATTGCAACAATTGCAGCACAACAAGAACAGTTTGTAAAACAAACAACAGCACTAAATAATCTTTCAAAGAAGAATCAAGAGATTGAAGCTGATATGAATAGATATTTAGATATTTTTAGAAGACATAATTTGACTAAATTGGCAGCAGCTAAACCAGGTTTAATTGAGCCAAGGATGAACAAAGCGACAAAAGAGGTATTTGATGGCATTGAAAACGATAGCAATCTTATTTCTAATCTTAATAACTAGTGCATGTGCAACTAGGTCAGTAGATGTTATAAGTAAACCAATAGAGATAGATATAGTACAACCGAATCTACCTAGAGGATTAGAATTAAGAGAACCATATTGGTATGTGGTTAACGAAGAAAATTTAGAAACCTTTATTGATGAGGTTAAAAAACAGTCTGGCGGTACTGTAGTTTTTGTTGCCATGACTATAGCAGATTATGAGAATATGGCTTATAATATGCAAGAGGTGAAACGATATGTAAGAGAACTTGGCGAAGTTATAGTATATTATCGTTCCGTAACTATTAAGACTCCAGAAGGTGAAGAACCAGGAGTCGGTATTGAATGGGAGAAGAAAGAAGATGCCAACAACTAGAATGAAAGAACAATTAAGTGATTATGGTAGAGCTGTTATAGCAGCGAAACTATCTGCAATCGCTTACAAAAACGAAAAGCCTGCAATCACAGCAGCAAAGAAATTAGGATTTGCATGGGTAAAACTTATATCCCGTGATGGTGCAGAAGTCCTAGTAGCAAAAGACCGTAATGATATTTGGTTTGCATTTAGAGGAACAGAACCTTCTAAACTAAACGATGTCATGGCTGATTTAAATGTAATAAAGAATGCAGCAAAAGCTGGCGGTCGAGTACATAGTGGATTCCAACAAGAAGTCAATGACTTATGGATGGACATCCTAAAAGAATTAGAACATAACGACCAATTAAAAGTACGTAAAGATGTTTATATGACTGGACATTCTTTAGGTGCAGCAATGGCAACTATTGCAGCAACACGTTATCAACCACACGAATTATTTACTTTTGGTTCTCCACGAGTTGGTGGACCAAGATTTATTAAAAATATCAAATGCCCACACTATAGGTTTATGAACAATAACGATATAGTATGTCGTATTCCACCAGCATGGTTAGGATTCAGACATCACGGGGAAATGATATATTTCAATTGCGACGGCGAACGTCAAGCAAAACCAAGTTGGAAAGACCTATTCTTAGGAATATGGAATTCCTGGAAAAGATTTAAATTCTTTGATGGTATCGTAGACCACGGTATGCCGAACTACGTTCAAGCTATTGAAAAGCTATCTAAGAGTAAATAATGTATTGGTTACTAATTCTTTCACTTAAATCAATTTTAAGTTCCATCATAGGAAGTTCTTTCTATGGTTGGTTTCAAAATACTAAACTCGGAATATGGGTACAAAAACAAGTGACCCGATTCATGGATTACTTTGCAGAAAGGTATGACATTGAATTAGCAAAGACCGAGTCCAAATTCAAAAAGCAATACCCGCTCATAGCTGAAAGATTAGAACTTTTAGAAGACGAAATAAAAAAACTGAAAAAATAGATTTACAAATCAGCTGATTTGTGATATAATAACTAGTTATGAATGGGATAAATGTAATGGAAATAAATGTCACTAAACGTGATGGTACACAGCAAAAGTTTGATTTAGAAAAAGTCCATAAAGTATTAGAATGGGCTGTAGAAGACATTACTGGAGTTTCTCAATCAGAAATAGAATTAAAAGCAAACATACAACTTTATGATAAAATACCTGCTTATGATATTCACGAACTACTTATTAAGAGTGCCGCAGAACTTATATCGGATAGTACTCCGAATTATCAATTTGTTGCAGCACGTCTTATATCTTATAAAATAAGAAAAGAAGTTTATGGTGATTATCAACCATGGCCACTGAAAAAAATTATAGAAAAGAATATTGAACGTGGTGTATATGATGCTGATATTCTAAATAAGTATTCTGACCAAGAACTTCAAGAACTAAACGATTATATCAAACATGATAGAGACGACACATTCACTTATGCAGGAATGGAACAGTTTCGAGGAAAGTATTTAGTACAAGATAGAAGAACAAAAGAGTTATACGAATCACCACAAATATTGTACATGATGATTGCAGCAACTCTATTTGCAAAATATAACGGAGGACGTTTAAAATATGTTAAAGATTATTACGATGCAGTTTCACAATTTTATATCTCACTGCCAACACCTGTTATGGCGGGAGTTCGAACTCCTACCCGTCAATTTTCGTCTTGTGTGCTTATCGAGTCCGGAGATTCTTTGGACTCCATCAATGCTACTAGTACTTCTGTTGTTAGGTATATAAGTAAGAAAGCCGGTATAGGTATCGGTGCAGGCTCCATACGTGCCGCTGGTGCACGTGTAGGTGATGGGTCTATCGTTCATACAGGCCTAATTCCTTTTTTAAAGTACTTTCAAGCAGCAGTTAAATCGTGCTCGCAAGGGGGCGTACGCGGGGGCGCGGCGACCGTATATCTTCCAGTATGGCATTATGAATTCGAAGATTTAGTTGTATTAAAGAACAATAAAGGTACTGAAGAAACAAGAGTACGCCACATGGACTATGCATTTCAATTAAATAAATTAATGTATGAAAGATTATTAGAAGGTGGAGATATAACATTCTTTGACCCAAATGATGTACCAGGTTTATATGATGCATTCTATAATGACCAAGATACATTTAAAGAACTATATGAAAAGTATGAACGTGCTTATAGTATTCGTAAAAAGACTTTACCAGCATTAGAAGTATTCCAACAACTATTACAAGAGCGTAAAGATACTGGAAGAATTTATATTATGAATGTTGACCATGCAAACGACCATGGTTCATTCGATGCAAACGAAGCACCAATACGCATGAGCAACTTATGTTGTGAAATAGATTTACCAACTACTCCATTGGAATATGCAAACGATCCAAATGGAGAAATATCTCTTTGTACATTATCTGCAATCAACTGGGGATTAATTAATCAACCTAGTGAATTTAAAAAGTATTGTAATTTAGCAGTTAGAGGATTAGATGAATTATTAGATTACCAAAACTATCCTGTACCAGCTGCAGAAAAAGGTACAATGGGAAGAAGACCGTTAGGAATAGGTATTATTAATTTGGCTTATTTCTTAGCGAAACGCGGTCTAAAATATGACGAATCTGCATTTAAGGTAATCGACGAATATGCAGAATCCTGGAGTTATCATTTAATAAAAACTTCAGTTAAATTAGCAAAACAAAAAGGTGCATGTCTTAAAAATAATCAAACAAAATATGCATCTGGAGACTTGCCGATTGATACATATAAGAGAGCAATAGATAATCTTATAGAGCATAAAGAACGTATGCCATGGAAAGAGCTCAGAACTGACCTCAAAAAATATGGTATTCGAAACTCAACTCTCATGGCATTAATGCCTGCAGAAACAAGTGCTCAAATTAGTAATAGTACTAATGGAATAGAACCACCGCGTGCTTTAGTTAGTTATAAACAATCTAAAGACGGGGTAATGGCTCAAGTGGTACCTGGCTATCATCACTTAAAAAATAAATACGATTTACTCTGGGACCAACAAAGTCCTGACGGTTATTTAAAAATCTGTGCAATATTACAAAAATATATTGACCAAGGAATTTCCGTTAACACTTCTTATAACCCAGAAAACTTTGACGACAATAAAGTTCCAATGTCAGAAATGATAAAGGATTTAGTCACTGCGTATAAATATGGAATTAAACAATTGTATTATTTTAACACCCATGATGGTGCAGGAGAAATGAAAGTAGAATACCATTCTCGAGAAGAATTACCTTCAGCTGTTGATGACGCAGCAAATGTAATGTCAGGATATGAAGAGGATGAAGATTGCGAGGCGTGCGTAATATGAGCGTATTAAAAAAGAATAAAGAATCACATTTAAATAAAACAATGTTTTTTGACGAAGGTGTAGACATACAAAGATTTGATGTTTTAAAATATCCAGCGTTAGATAAGATAACAGAAAAACAATTAGGATTTTTTTGGAGACCAGAAGAAGTAGATGTTTCCAAAGATAAAAAAGATTTCGATAATCTAACACCACATGAAAAACATATTTTTACATCTAATTTAAAAAGACAAATATTATTAGATAGTGTACAAGGTCGTGCACCTAACTTAGCATTTTTACCAATTGCAAGTTTACCAGAAGTTGAGAACTGGGTAGAAACTTGGTCTTTCTTTGAAACAATTCATAGCAGAAGCTATACACATATTATTAGAAATGTATATCCTAACCCATCAGAAGTATTCGATGGTATGTTAGATGTAAAAGAAATACTAGAATGTGGAAACGATATAGGCAAATATTACGATGCACTTATTAATAAACCATGTAAAGAAAATTTATGGATGTGTATGCTATCCGCAAACGCGTTAGAAGGTATAAGATTTTATGTATCCTTCGCGTGCTCGTGGGCGTTCGCGGAACTAAAAAAGATGGAAGGTAATGCAAAGATAATTAAGTTTATTGCAAGAGATGAGAATACGCACTTGGCTGGTACAACAACTATTTTAAGAACGCTATTAAAAGAAGATAAAGACTATACAGCAATATCAGCAAAGAAAGAAAAAGAAGCAACAGATTTATTCGTGAAAGTTATTGAACAAGAAAAAGAATGGGCTAAATACCTATTCAGAGATGGTTCAATGATTGGATTGAATGAACAAATTCTGTGCCAATATATAGAATGGATTGGTTCGAAAAGAATGCGTGCGGTTGGATTAACATCGCCATATTCTGTACCGAAAGTCAATCCACTTCCATGGACAGAAAAATGGATTGGTGGAGGCAATGTACAAGTTGCTCCCCAAGAAACAGAAATTACATCTTATGTCACCGGTGGTGTTAAACAAGATGTAGATAAAAACACATTATCAGGATTAAGTTTATGAATGAATTAACAGGAATAGTTGCAGCATTTATTGTTGGATTTAGTGGATTATTATATGTAGCTTATGATAATCTAGAATATAAAGGGTATGGAAATACCAAGTCATGCACTGGAGAATGCTATGAAGAATATGTTCGTGTCAATGGGACATTAATAGAACAGATGGAAGCAAAAAGATTAGCTAGTCAAGCTGATCCTTACAGTGACATACGAGGATTATGGGCAGGTTGTGCAGCTTGTCACGGTTCAGATGGTCAAGGTATGGCGGCATTTCCAAAATTAGCAGGTCAATCAGCTAGTTATATACAAAAAGCACTTGAAGAATATAGAGCTGGTGAAACACGTGGAGCACAATCCGTGCTTATGTGGGGACAAGCTGGTAATTTAACAGATGACCAAATATTTCAATTAGCGTCATTTGTGGAGGTAGAGTTAAGTGAGTAATTACAAAAAAGCAACGCCCGAACAAATAAAAGAATGGCATGATACAGAAGGAAAATGGTGGGCAGATAGAGCAATGTCAATTGTAGCTATTTGTTCTTTTATGATTTTCTCTTTAGTTGGAATGATGGGATTAACAATGTATTTAATACAAGTAGGAGTTTACTCATAGTGGTAGTAGAAATTTATAGTAAAGATAATTGTCCATATTGCGATATGGCAATCCGATTAGCAAAGCAGCATGCAAATCTATATAGAGTATTTAAATTAGGTGAAGATTTTGAGCGTGAATTAATGGAAGTTAAATTTCCAAATGCAAGAACATTTCCACAAATTATAGTTGATGACGAATCAATTGGTGGATATACAGAATTTAAGGCTCTAATCGATGCGCGTCTATGAGTTTGATTGTGGATATTGTTTTAAAATATCCGATATACACATAGACGACGATGAAGTTAAACCTCGTTTCTGCCCATTCTGTGGAAATCCAGTAGATGAAGCAGAAGAAGATGAGCTTGATTTCGATGCATAAATACTATTATGGATTGGACATATCAAGGCGTAAAATACGAGCCACCTAAAGATTTCACACCAGATGATTATTATGGATTTGTTTATATGATAACAAATCGTGCTACTGGTCAGAAATATATAGGTAAAAAATTCTTTTGGAGTAAAAAGACTTTACCACCTCTAAAAGGAAAAAAGAGAAAAAGAAGAAGTATAGTAGAATCAAATTGGCGAGAATACTATGGTTCAAATAAACATCTCGTAGAAGAATTAGAAACCTCAGGTGATATATTCTACAGAGAAATATTACATTTATGTAAAACAAAAGGCGAGTGTGCTTATATGGAAGCCAAAGAACAATTTGATCGCGATGTGTTATTATCCGATGATTATTACAATGGGATAATTAATTGTCGAATTGGTAGTAATGCTATTAAAAATCTAAAGAAATAGGGGGTTTACAAACGCCTTGTTTTATGGTATAATATAGACCATTATGTCAAAAGAAAAGAAAAGCAATGTTATCCAGTTTCCAAATAGAATGTTGGAAATTGAAAAGAAACTAAAAGAATCCCGAGAAGCAGTACAATATATATCTGACGAAGCAGCAGATACAGCGCAATATATGTTAGATATAATCGAATCCGAATTACAAATGTCTCCCGAATCTGAATTCCATAGAATGGATTTTAGAGATGACCGTACTAGAGAGTCTAGAGATATGTACGCTATTATAAATCTAATTAATGCAATGTTGCTTAGATTTGCTGGCGTACCACACAAACTCCAAAAAGAATTAGATACAGTGTTTGTAAAAACTCATGCTTTATATAAACAAGGTAAACAAGATATTGAAATAGAGTTCGAACCAGAATTTAATATTCCAATTGACCCAGATGAAGGTGGGTTAGGAGATGATGATGATAATAGTTGATTATAGTCAAATTGCTTTAGCAAGTATAATCGTACAAAGAATAGATGACCCAGAACTAATACGACATATTTGTTTAAATACTCTTAGAATGTATAATAAAAAATATAGAGAAGAGTATGGACAAATGGTATTAGCATGCGATGGTTTTAACTCTTGGAGAAAACAATTCTTTCCAGAGTACAAAGGCAATCGTAAAAAGAATAGGTCAGCATCAGAATTAGATTGGAATTTAATATTTGGTACACTTAACGATTTAAGAGAAGAAATAAAAGATAACTTTCCATGGAAGGTATTACATTTAGATGAATGCGAAGCAGACGATATTATTGCTACACTTACAATGCAAACACAAGAATTTGGTTTACACGAACCAGTTATGATTATATCTTCTGATAAAGATTTTATACAATTACAAAAATTTAATAACGTAAAACAATTTAGTCCAGCAACTAAAAAGTTAGTCACCGATCCTAATCCTAGATTATATAAATGGAACCATGTATGCCGTGGTGACTCTGGCGATGGTGTTCCAAATGTATTATCCCCAGATGATACTTTTATAACTAACCAACATCAGAACCAATTACGTCAAGCTAAGATAGATGGTTGGGCAGAGAACGTAGATAATTTAAGAGAAGAAATGGGCGATGAAATATATCGTAATTTCCAAAGAAACCAGACACTAATAGATTTTGATTATATTCCAGAAGAGATACAAAATACTATTATAAATACTTTTAATGAGACAAAGCCTGCACCAAACATGAAGGTTTTGAATTACTTAGTTAAGAATAGATTAAAAAATCTAATTGAATGTACGGAGGAATTTTATACACATGGCTAGATTATTAATACCAGAAGTTTTCGAAAAGTTTGAAAGCTTAACAAAAAAAGAAGATAAAGTAAAGTTTTTAAAAGAAAACAATCATCCAGCTTTACAAGATATTTTAAGAATAAACTTTGATGCTGATGTCGTTTCAGTATTACCATTAGGTGCACCACCTTATGAAAAAGATGACGCTCCAAAAGGTCACTCATCTAGTTCTTTATTTAAACTTCACAAACAATTTAAATACTTTTTTAAAGGACCATTTGCAAATCAAGTAAAACCTATTCGTAGAGAAGGTATCTTTTTAAATATATTAGAATCAATACATCCAACAGAAGCTGATGTATTAGTTGCTGCAAAAGATAGAAAATTAAAAGTAAAAGGTTTAACAAAAGCTTTAGTAGATGAAGCTTTTCCAGGTCTTATCGTAAAAGCGGTAAGGAAAACAACAACACAGAAAAAGGAGAAATAGCCTATGGAATAATCCTTCGTTATGTAATTTTAATTAATCACAACATGGAGATTGCTTATGATTACAGATTTGGAACGTCTCAAGAAAGATTACAGAGAGACAATTCATTATAAAAGACGATTGAAGTCGAGAGGGAAAGACTCTTTAGCTTATAAAAATGAAAAGAAAGCTTTAGGTCTGAAACAACATATAAAAGAATTACAAACAATAGGAGGATAGAGTCAGGGTTTAACCCTGGTTCGCTAGGGTTAAACACTAATATGGTAATGACAACTTCTACATTAAAACACACGTTTTTGTCGGAAGATGGATCGAAAACAGCTAAAGTATTTCACGCCTATGAAGGATACTTTGTGGAATTTTATGCTGGTGACGATTTAGTTGAAAGAAGAGAAATGTACGAACACAATGAACAGTACGCAGAAGATGCTGCTGAAAATTGGGTTCTTGGAGTGATAAAAGGATAAAGGTTTACAAACGCTTTATTTTATGGTATAATATACATTATGAATATTTTTGTAT